CGCCGCGTGCCTGCCCGAATGCGTTGTCGGAGTTGCCGAAGTACTGCTTGACGACGGGAACCGCTTTGTTGCCGCACGTCTCCATCGGAATGGAGTCGTGCTCATAGTCGATTCGCAGAGTCTCAACCATGCCAAGGGTGGACAGGTGGTAGGTTTTTCCGTCGTTTTTGACGGCCATCGGCCAGAACACCTTCGACCGCTCAGCCGTGAAACCGTTCGCATTCTTCCACGCGATGGCTTTCTCGATGGTATCGACCGCAGTGGTACCGTCCGCCTGAACGAGGGGGAGGTCCGCATACACGAAAGCATCCCAGTGACCGTCGATTTTCTGGGCGCCAGAGACAAGAGCGTTGTAGACTTCGGGAATCTGAGACCAGCCCGGAGCAGCGACGAGGTTCGGGATTTCGAAGCGTTCGGAGTAGACCACATCCAGCTTCTGGATACCTGCGATGATCTCGTCTTTGGTAATGACGGTGGTGTCGACCGTGTTGTACGTCACAGTGATGTTGCCATCCGAGAGGCCTTCGATGGTAACGGTCTTCTTCGCGAAGTTGTAGCTGACCGTGTAGTCAGTACACTCCGTTTTCTGAACAGTTTCGGCATCCTGACCGGTACCGGTGGTTACAGAAACCTTGAGGGTATCGAGGATGATGTCGGCATCGACGAAAGAACCGGTGCCGTTCGCGATAGCCACGGTTTTGGTCGTGGCTGCCGCCTTCCGCATGGTATCGGGGTCCAGTACGTTAATGACGTAGATGGGGCCGACATTGCCAAGCGGGTTGTTGAAGTGAGCATCGATGGCCTCCGCGATGCCATAGGTGCCCCAGTCGTCGGAGATGCCGACTTTACTCTGTGCGTCGGCCAGGTTGGTCAGCTTGACCGGATGGTTGACGACGCCAGCGTCCGCATAACCCCGAATGAGGTGAACGGGCGCAAGACCGACATATACAGGGACCGTGCCGGACTGAATCGCGGACTGTCCAACGCTCTGCCCGAGCTGGCCGTATACGCCGTATTTGTATTCATTAGCCATGTGGCTTTCCTCCTTATAAGAGATTGTCATACAGGACGTGCTTGCGCTCCGTCCCTATTGCTTCGCTGATGTAGAACTCAACGTTGGCGAACCAGAAGGGCCAGTACTCCGGAGTCGCTTCCTGAGACGCGACCGGAGCGAATTTCAGACCGCGTTCTTTCATGAAGCGATACCCGCCGAGATACTCGACGTTCTCGATGATGCGGACCGCTGTATCGACGAAGTTCCAGGCATCGCGCCAGCCCTCCGCATCCATGTTGAATACCTGCGCATTCTCGGGATACTTCTTGACGGACGTGAGCTGCCGCAGCACTCCGTTGTCGTCGCGTTCAACCTTGACCGTTTCGATATAGTCGCCTGCATGCAGTCCCGGGCTCCATGCCGCGAAGAGAAGGGTGACCTTCATCTCGCGGATGCCCTTGGTCAGCGTATCTTCGCCATCCGTGATGCGAATGGTGATGGAAGGGATAGAACTCTCTACACCTTCCGGGAGCTTGTCGTTAGTCGGTGTGTACATCGAGAAGGCAGCCGGATGGACCAGCGCGAACGAGTAGCCTTCGTCGACGACGTCATTGTCGGGAACCTTCAGCTGAACCTTTGAGCAGATTTCCTTCTCGACCCAATCTCGTACTGCGTCGATGGTCGTTACAATTGCCATAGTTCAGCCTCCTCACGTAACGATGTGCTGATGAAGTGAAAGCGTCGAGAGGCCCATATCCTCAGCCCAGTCGTCAATGATGTACTCTTTTCCGTCGATGTTGATGGTGTTCCCGGCCTGCTTTCGCTTGCCAAGGTCCGCCGTCTTGACGTAGAGCATGACAGAACTCTCCGCAATTGACAGTTCCTCGCCGCCCTGGCGTTTCTTCAGAGCGTCATCGTCGAAAACGCATCTGAGCTTCTTGCCAGCGATCCGGTGAGTTTCAGCGAATTCGTCAAGGTTCAGAAAGACTCCGAAGATGTCCTTCTGAACCTGATCTTTGAACTTACTCATAGATGGCATCGCCTGCGTCGAAAGCGGGCGGAGTCGCCTCTTCGATAACCGCGATAAGGTCTGCTTTCTTCCGAAGGTTCTTCGTGTCGATACCCATCTGCTCGGCAACCGCTTTGAGTTGCTTGACAGTCATGTTCTCGACGTCGACGGTCGCCTCCTGAAGATCTGCGACCTCTACAGGCACCCCAACGGGTGCCTGTGCCGGCTTTTCAGCTTCGACATATCGGGCAATACCTCGAGCTACAAGCCGCCGCTCAAGGTCCGGGTCCCACGTCTGCGGGCCATCCTTGAAGCTGACGGGAACGACACGCCGACCGTCGAAATAGCCGAACGTGCCTTTGATGATTTCTACCATCTCGAAAACTCCTTTCAGCGGGGCGGATTACTCGCTGAAGACCAGCTTCGCGGAGATGAATGCGCCCTTGTTGTTCGGGATCATGAGGGGACGGGACTTCAGGGTCAGCGTTCTGGAGTTGTTCTCGGCAGAAGCGAGATACTTCGGAACACGAGTGCCGGTGTAGGTATGGAACTCCTTGTCACTCTGCTCGAGCTGAGAAACAGCGCCGTAGAGAGTGCGTCCTGCAGCCGGAGCGGTCAGAACGGCATGACCGGCCGGGATGAACGGAACTTCCTGATCGTTATCGTTGACGTAAGTCTCATCATAGGAAATGATGGAGATATACTTGCCGAAGACGTTCAGAACGGCGACAAGAGCCGCACCGTCCGGCAGTTCTTTCGGGTCGACAGTGCCGAGTTCGAAGCGACGGATGTCGAGGTACTTCTGGACCTTCTCGTCCTCGATGATCGCCATCGCGACGTCGGGAGCGCAGACCAGGTCAGAAGCCGGAAGGCCCTTCGAGGTCAGCATGGAGATCATAGCGCGGAGATCGCCCATGATGTTGGCGCCGCTCTGACCCCAGGAAATTTCCGGAGTGTACGCGTAGGGGTTCGTGGCGCCTTCGTGGAAGAAGATCTCGAACTCCTCAGGATTCTCGACGTCATCGCCGATGTGTTTCATGACGCAGCCGTTGTTGAGCATGGTCTCAGCGGCCATTGCTTCCTCACGACGGGAGATCAGTTCGCCAAGCTCCTCAGCATCTTTCAGCATGAAGGTAGCCTGTCTCTCCTCGGGAGTGAGTTCGGAGAACAGAGCCTCGCCAAAGCCTCTCTTGTTGAGGTCGTCGAGGGTGAGCGGTCTCCGCGGAGCGATGTAAGGCGGAGTGAAGCGCTCGGTCGTGTAACCACTGCGAAGGACGGTGACGCCCTCTTTGCGCGGAGCAACGAAGGGAGCGAGTCTCTTCGAACCGTCTTTGTAGTCGACCAGAACGTCTTCCGTGGAGAAGACATCAGTGGCCGTGTTGGTCGGGAAATATCTGTCCCGAAGGAAGGTCTTCGCAGGGGTCAGCTTTTCGACCGCCATGAGAAGAGAATGAGTGTTCAGGATATCGATGTTCATTTCTTTTCCTCCTATCAGCCTTTGACAGCGTCGGTCAGGAAGATGCCCATTTTCTTCAGGGCTTCCGCTGCCTCAGCGTCGAGAGTAATGCCGGTAATTTCCTCAACAACGTTCTTGTTGAAGTGGCCGGCGCGGTATGCTTCATATTTGCCCGCCTCGCCAGTGTCGTCCGCAAGGATGACGTACTGCGCATCGGCGGAGATGGTAGCGGTCGCTTTGGCAAGTTCGCCACCGGCGGTACCGGTCAGAAGGGTGCCGCGTTTCGTGTTCGCCGGAGCGTCTACGATGACGATATCGTTGACCGGTTCGTTCTCGTTGAACAGGTTGTCTGCCCCGGCAGTGCCGAGGACTTCGTTGAGCTTTTTAGCCATCTTTTTTCTCCCCCTTGAGTTTGAGATAGGTGTCGACCACTTTATTGATGATTTCCTCGAGGCTTTCCTGAGGGACGTCTTCATCGACACCGGCGTTCGGTGCGCCGTTCACGTCATTAACCTTGGAGTCTTCCGTGTCGGCTTTCATGTCCGCGAGGAACGCGGTTCCTTTGGACTGCTGCTGCTTCAGCGCTTCGAACGCAAGCTCTTCAGCAGTCATCGGGGTCTCGCCGTACTTCGCAGCTTTGATGAGTTTAGCGTCGTTGATGTTGTTGGCGATCTCGTCGATCTTCGACATTCTCGCCCGCTCCGCGACGATGGCATCGTTCACGGCGCTCTCGACAGCTTCTTTCGTCTCAGCGACGAGGTCGGCTTTGACGGAGTCAAGAGCGGCTTTGACCGCGCTGGTTTCGATTTCTTCGACCAGCTCGGGGCTCTGCTCTTTGAGCTCTGCAAGAGTCATAGTTTTGTCCTCCTGTTTTTTCTCGACCGAGTTGGTCGCAATATTTTCATCGGCTTTCGCCGTATGAATCCGTTTGTCGGACGGGATCTCGTCCGGGAGATGGAACGCAGACACGTCGTGGTGGACACCTGCCACCAGAAGCGTCTTCCGGTCAGCGCTTGCCGCAAGTTTCGGGCCTTCCTCTTCGAGGACGGCATCCGCAAACCCGAGGTCAACAGCTTCCTGGCCGACCATCCATGTCTCGCGGGTCATCATCCCGCGAAGTGTTGCAGTGTCCTTGCCGGTCCGGTTCGCGTAGATGTTCGCGATGGCCTTCTCAGCCGCATCGAACGACTTGACCGCTTTTTTCAGGTCTTCCAGAGTGACCCAGTCCATCATGAAACCTGCCACACCGTGGATCATCAGCATGGAGCCGGGGTACATTTGGACCTCGTCTCCAGCCATGGCGATGACCGAAGCCGCACTGGCCGCGATGCCTTCGACAATGACCGTCTTGTGTGCTTCCAACTGCTTCAGTTCGTTGTGGATGGCGAGGCCGGTGTACAGGTCTCCGCCGCAGCTGTTGATCTTGATGACCACTTCCTTGGCGAATCTGGCCGCCTCGAGGTCCTGGCGGAACGTTTGCGGACTGATGTAGTCGAAGTCGCCGACGTCTTCGAGGTACCACTTCGGAACCTCTGTTCCCCAGACATCACCATACAGTTCGATTTCTGCGGTGTCGCCGTCGACCATCATGTTCCAGAATTTAGGTGCTTTGGTTTTCAGAATTGTTCACCTCTTCTTCGATTTCGAGTTTTTTTCTGGCTTCGGCCAGCTTCTCGTTCTCACGCGCAAGCTGTTCCACATTGGCATCCCACTGGCCGCCGTTCAGACGAATCGTGGACTGTTCACGTGTGCTGAAGCCTTCTGCCACAGCCATTGCTTCGGCGTTGATCTCCTTTGTCGGGTCGAGCTGTCCCTGAGACGGTCCAATCCACTCGCACCCAAGCCATGCTGCACGGATGGCCGGGTCAGCAAAGAAGCCGGGTGCAGCCACGCGGCCAAGGGCCACGGCTTCACTCAGCCAGATTGCATAGATGGGTGTGCAAAAGTCGTTTGCAAACCACTCCCGTCGCATCTTAAACGCTTTCCAGGCTTCCAGAAGAGCCGCACGAGATGCGGAGTAGCTGGAGTTGAAGGATTTCAGCAGAAGGTCTGCCGGAATCTCCAGTGCTGCGCCGATCTGCTCACACACCGTTCGTTCGAACTCGTTGAACCCGGTCGCCGGGTGCTTCGGATCACCGAACACGACGTCTTCGCCAGGCTTCAGGATGTTGACCTGACCAGGACCCATCTCGTATTCGTTCGGATCGATAGAGTCCTCCGGTATCGTCGAGCCGACTTCGTTGAACGGATTATCAGCAGGATTCGTCTCAGTTTTCACGAATGCCGTGAAGAATGCCTGAATCATCGCCGCTGCCAGTTCTGCCTCTGTGTACCTTCGGAGCTGCAGAAGCGGCTCGATGCACTGTGCCATGTAAGGAACGCCTCGATACTGATCCGGCCGTTCGCTTTCCATGACGTGGAGGATGTTGGGGAGCCCGGTTCTCGTTCCGTAGGCCTGAACCCTCGTCCACTTCGTCGGTTTGAGCGTTCCCTCAAACGGATGAGTGTTGCGGAAGTGATAAGCTTCCACCATCCCGCTCCCGTTCACCTCGACTCCGTCATAGATAAGGTTCCCGTCCTTGGTCTTCCCCGTGGTCGGAAGAAGCGGCGCGATAGCCTTTGAGCCTTCCGTCGGTGTTGAGACAAGGTCCGCCTCCATGATGTGCAGCCGCAGCGTGTACGGGCTGATCGGAGTCGGTGCCGCCCGCTTGACCAATGCGAACACGTCACCGGACATCAGCCACGACGTCAACGCAAGCTGCTGCATCTCGTTGAAGTCGTTCATGCCGGTGGCATCGCAGGCATTTTTCGAGCTGGCCCAGAGGCGGAACTCCCGCTCCACATTCTTCTGCCATTCGCCCGCCTGCTCTGCAGATAAACCGAGTACTTCTCGGTCGATGCGGGACTTCAGCTGAAGACCGAGACCGATGACATTCGTACGGTTCGTCTTGACTGCGGACGTCGCCACTGGAGAAGCCATGTAGAGCATCCTCGACCGCTGCCGAAGGGTGTAGTTGTTATCGTTGATGTCTTCGGCCGGAGAACCGGAATGAGCATCGAAACCTTTGACAGACCGCTTCTGGTGCGAAGCACCTGCCTCGGAGTATCCCTTGTTCTTCAGCCGTATTGCGTCACTCAAGTTTTCACCTCCCTGAAAAGGGCATAAAAAAACGGCCCTTTTCAGGACCGTTGATTCAGTTGTTACCAGTCACGAGGCAGAACGCCGACCGCACGACGCGGCTTACGGCATCGTCCTTCGTCCATTGCCTCAAGCTCTTCCTCGAGGTCATCGATTTCGTCGAGCAGGTCTTTGATGATCTGCCGCACCTGCGGGAGCGTGATGCCCTGTCTCTGCAGCGACCGCGAACCGATCGTGTAGGCAGTTACGTAGTCGCCCTTGATAAGCGCCTTCTGAATTTTCAGACACTCCTGTAGGAGTTCCTTGTCTGTCTCGAGCACCTGCATAATGTATGTTCTCTTGCGAACGCCCACGTTCTCACCTCTTACCAGTCGCTGAACATTTCAGCGCGTTTATTCCGACGCTTCGGCTTTTCGACCGATGCCTTGCTCTCTTTCTTCTCTTCCAAACCGCGGAGACGCCTCTCCACGGCGTCCATATCGGGGTTGATTATTTTGAGGGCTGCCATTGCATAGTTCCGGCAGTCGAGCGCTTCGTTTCGCTCGTGACCGGGTATCTTCTCCCAGCGCCAAACGTCGCCGCGGGAAGTATGCGCCAGCACCATCTTCTCGGAC